AACCTGAGAACATATTCTTGATTAAGAAGTTTCAAGAAAAGACCAATCTTAGTGATAAACAAATTATTAGGTGGGGTAAGTACATTAAAAAAGATTTTAAAAAGTTGGTTAGATTTAAACTATCAGTCAAAGGAAGTGATGTGTCAAAAGATTTGAAAGGTAAGGAAATCGGTAAGGCAATACAGAAAAAAGAAACGGAAAAGTATTTGAGTGAACAAGGCCTTGGGTCTAATAAAAAGGTCGTGGGAGATGATGAGTATACATTTGGACCTGATTGGATTCCGACATCACTTGGACAAAGAAAAAAGATGAAAAGGTTACACAAAAAAATTAATCGTAGTATGAGAGAAAGTATTAATGAGGCAAATGCTGTCAAAGGTAGTAAAGTATCAAAATTTATCACAGGACATAATCTTAAAATGAAAGGTAGGAGATATAAAGAAATTGAATTCGAAACATTGGGTGTTGATAATAGTAGAAAGATGGTTAAGTTAAGAATTATAGCACCAAAGAAATTATTTGGTATTGAGACACCTGTTAAATTTTCAACACTAAGGAGAGGACCTTTTACAAAAACCGACACAAAGAAAAAAATAAAAGAAATAGCTGTAAGAAAAAAACCAAAGAAATTCAAAGATATTTATAACTCACTACCTATTGATTTAAAAAAGAGAGTGTATAATCTGAAGAATTACGACCAAAGACGAGATAAACATCCTGAAGGAAATGTACTGAAACACACTATAGCAGTTACGAATAGGGCACTCAAAACTGGTGATATAGATTTCGCACTTGCCGCATTATTCCACGACATAGGAAAAGATGAAACTGCAGCTCTACATCCAAAGAAAGGATTTTGGACACATTATGGACACGAGCATGTATCGGCAAAACTCGTTAAGAAATATGCAAAATGGATAAAATCACAAGGTGGTAATGTTCTTGATATTTATTATATAGTAAAACAGCATATGAGAATGAAGGTATTTGATAAGATGAAGTGGACAAAACAAGATAAACTCAGTAAGTTTAGAGCTTTTCCAAAACTCAAGAAATTTTCCAAAACTATGGATATAGGTGGTCGAAGATGAAAAAATTAGTAGAATCAATTGTAAGAGATTTAATATCTGAAGAAGATAAACCTAAGATTAAAAAAATCGTAGGAATTTATGGTGGTAGGTTTCAACCATTTGGCCCACATCACCTGAAGACTTACAAATGGTTAAAGTCAAAGGTAGATGATGCATACATCACCACTACAAATATTAAAAAACCACCAAGACATCCAATGAACTTTAGTGAAAAAGTCAGACACATGGTAAAGATGGGTGTTCCAAAAAATCGTATCGTACAGGAAAAGGTTCCGTATGTGGCAAACAATGTGCTAAAAAAATACGATTCTGAGACTACAGCAGTGATATATATATTTGGAGCTAAAGATGCGGGTAGATTAGCAGGTGGTACTAAAAAAGATGGAACTCCGTCATACTATCAACATTTTAAGAAAGATAATCTTAAAGGATATGAAAAACACGGATATATTTTAACTGCACCTCATGTTTCTATCAAAGTGGGTGGTAAAGAAGTTAGTGGAACTGTAATGAGAGATTTATTAGGTTCACCTAAGATAGACGATAAAGATAGACCAAAATTATTTAAACAGGCATTTGGATATTTTAATAAGGGAATATTCAATATGATGACCAACAAGTTTAGGAAGTTATATGAATACTATGAAACTTTTTTAAAACGAACCGATATAAATAAGGTAATATCAGAAAGTTCTAATAGAGTTTCGGCTCCAAATATAGCAGATGAAGGATTATACGATTTCTTTGAAGATTTCGAAGATTATAAAAGAATCTCACCAAGATGGGCAGAAAAACACGGATATGAGATAGTAAATTTTATATTGGGAGATGGTGCAATAGATCCTACATTTGACTATACATTTGAATATCAAAGAGTTCCAAGTGTAACATATGGTAGAACGGTAAATCAAAATGGTAAAAATTGGCAAAGTGTAGATGAACCCTTTAAAAAGTATGCTAAACGACAAAAAGAAATAAATGATGCTTTGGGTTGGGAGTTGATAAAGTTTATGATGAACCCAAAAGATGGCATAGATATTAAAGATACATGGAAGGTAGAAGACGAAGATATTGCTAAATCAAAAAAAACATCCAATATAAATAAGGAAAAGGATGATAAGCTCCATGAGAGTAAAAAAATGTTAAATGAAGGTAAGTTGATAGCCGCCCGAAACAAAGGTCATTTAAAAAATAAGGGTGAAACAGCACTTGATTTAAATGGTATGAAATCAAAGTTTAAAGGTCGTGGAGATATATCCGACGCTTTCGTTTTTGCCATGGAAGACTTACAAAGGGCTATTGGTAAATTATCTGATAAACAGAGAAATAAGATTTTTATGAATGGTAAGGCTTTCATGAACTTGGAAGTAATGTGGCCTAAGTCAGCTAATGTTATTGATTATGATAAGGCAGAAATAGTATTTCATGGAGCACTTGAATACGATGATGATGGAAATGTCGTTGGGGAAGTCAAGGGTAGTGCTAGAATGTTAGCTGGTATGATTAAACAAGTCAATCAAAATGTACAGAAAAAATACAATATCGGAAAACCAAACTTTTTAACAGTACCTAAAACACAAAACTTTGGTACAAAGAAAAGACAATATTTAAGTAGATTAAATAAATTGCAAAAGGAATATGGTTTAAAAGATAACGACACATTGGCTAAATATCATCAAAGTTATTGGGAAGAATTTATATATAACGCAGCAAAACAATTTGGGTTTACAATCCCAGCCACAAAATTAAAGAACTTGACTAAGAGATGGGCATTCTTTGATAAGAGTTATAAGATACCACAAATAAGAAAAGATTTTAAAAACCAGCCTAAGTTTTTAGATTGGGTATTGACCACAGATAAACAAGACCATGCTAGAATGGTTAAAGATAATATGAAACCATTCGAAATATTATTCTTTGATGTTGGTGCGGAAATAATGAAGAATGTAAGTGGTTGGTTGGCAGCATCACCCGACAACGCGGTACAAGGTATTAAGAAAAGACTTGACGCAGCAATAAAAGATGTGAGAAGTAAGAAAGATTTAAAGAAGTTAAACAGATTAAAAATACAATTAGACCGATTAAACGCTATTGGTGGATTAGATGCCATCGTTCCAAGTGAAGGTATTGTTTTTAAATACAAGGGAAAGACATATAAATTTACTGGAGCCTTTGCCCCTATAAATCAAATAACTGGTCTTATGACATTCTAATGAGTGAAGATTGGGAAAGTGATTTATTAGAATGGGCTGGTGATAATCAGGTAAAAAAACTAAAAACAAACAACTTAATTAAGTTTGTGATAAGTATTTTTACAGCAATTGGTGGATTCGGTGGTGGTTGGTATAAGATGGAAAAGAGGGTTTCGGCATTAGAAGCTCAAATGGCAGAAGAACAAAAGATTAAACTAATCGAAATGGAAATAGCTACATTGAGACGAGACCAAGAACTTGAAGAGATGAGATTTAAGTGGAAGTTAGATTCATTAAAAAGGAGTAAATAGGTTATGGGAGATAGTATATTATCAACAAATCATCGAGAACGAGAACGACAGATAAAAAATATTAGTCGAGTTGCTCGTGGTGAAAAAGTTGAGAAAAAGATTTATGTTCAGATGGAAGATGTCGAAGAGAAGAAAAAACGACAAGAACAGGTTAAACTTGATAGAGAAAAATCTTCACAAAGGTCTGAGGCGTTAAGTGAAGCCAGAACACCTTGGTTTTGTCCATCTTGTAAAAAGGTAATGAAACATCGAAATGATGATAAAATGTATAGATTAAATGGTCATTGCTTTGATTGTCAAGTTAAGTTTGAAAATAAACTTCGGATACAAGGTAAGTACGAAGATTGGTCAAAAAAGAGAGTTTTGACTAATAAACTTGCATGGGTAAATGAACAGATTGATGGTGTTGAAGAGTGGAGAAAACAATCAGTTAAACCTATTGAAGTTCACAATTCGGTTGGTGTAAAAGAAGTTGCTGTTGAAAGGGAAAAGTGGGATGTCAATGTCGAAAACATTAATAAAATGGCAGAAGAGGCACTTGCGGAGTACAATAAGATAAAGGAAGAAACCGAAAAAGATTTAGAAAGTATTAATATTTAATGGATGACTATTTATTATTATGAAAAAGTATAACCCTTTAACAAAAGAATGGTGGAACGAAAAAATCCGAAAGGAACTACTCAACGAAGGTGGTGCTTATGGACATATGGCACATCCATTTGATGATAAAGATTTAACTTTTGGTGATTTAAAAAAGATTATTGAGAACGGATTGGGTGGTAAGTTAAGTCGTGAAGATAATGTCACAGAAAAACTCGATGGTCAGAACCTTATGATAAGTTGGAGAGAAGACTAATGCCTATTACAATAGATGTAAGTATTGGAGATACCATATTAGGTGGTAAATTCAAAAACAAAAGAATTAAAGTAAAAGAGATTGGTAAAGATGAACACGGAATGCCGACAATCAACGGAAGAAAAGTTGTAAATTTTAGATTACAGAAAGTAGAAGAAAAGGTTGTTCGTGATAAAGATGGATATGGTGAATATGAAAAACCAAAGGATAGTGATTTTAATCTCCCACAAAAAACTAAAAAAACAGAATCAACTTACAAAAAAATGATGGAGATGTTATAATGTGGTTAGTAGATAAGATAAAATCTTTTTTTAAATCAACACCTGAAGAGATAAAAGAACTAAAAAAAGTAATTGAGAAGGTTGAGTCTGAAAAACAACAACTTCAAAAAGATTTAAATATGTTGTTAGCTAGAAAAAGAACAAATAAAAAAACTTTAGCTAATGCAAAGAGAAAATTAACAAGAACAAAAAACGAAGTTAAAAAAATGGAAACGGCATTTAAAAATGAAAATGTAGATGATGCCGTTAAGTTTCTTCGTAAGTTCTCTAAACTAAAGTAATAGGGAGAAAATAAATGGCAATACCAGCTGAACAGGCACTTGGTGATTACAATAGAGTCACGAAAGTATCGGCCAATACTGCAGTAGCTTTTACTGGTTCACGAGCAGGTGCGGGATTCATAGTAGAAAATGTAAGTAATGTAACTATTGATTGTGCCTCGGGTGGTGCATTACCAGGTAGTACTTTATCAACCGATACACTATATCCGATTGGAGTACGAAAAGTAACGATTGGTGCTAGTGGTATAGTTTATGTATTACATCGATAAATAATGTCTGATATTAAAGATGTCATAAAAAAAGAATATTTAAAGTGTGCACAGGATCCAGTATACTTCTTAAAAAAGTATGCAGTAATCCAACACCCAATGAAAGGTAAAGTACCTTTTGCATTATATCCGTTTCAAGAAGCTTCTTTAAAAGATTTCAAGAATCACAATTACAATATCATATTGAAAGCTCGTCAGTTAGGAATATCAACATTGACTGCTGGTTATTCTTTATGGATGATGACATTTCAAACTGATAAAAACATATTGGTAATAGCGACAAAACAAGATACCGCTAAAAATTTAGTCACAAAGATACGAGTGATGCACGCAAACCTACCGAGTTGGGTAAGGTCAAAGTGTGTTGAGGATAACAAACTCTCACTTAGATACTCGAATGGTTCACAAGTAAAGGCAATATCAAGTACTGAAGACGCAGGTCGTTCAGAGGCACTATCTTTACTCGTTATGGATGAGGCAGCATTTATCGATAAGATTGATACGATATGGACTGCTGCACAAAGTACATTATCTACTGGTGGTCAATGTATCGCACTATCCACACCGAATGGTGTTGGGAATTGGTTTCATAAAACTTGGGTTGGTGCGGAAGAAGGTAGTAATGATTGGAATATGATTAAACTTCATTGGACTGTACATCCTGATAGAGAACAATCATGGAGAGATGAACAAGATAAGTTATTGGGACCAAGTGGAGCGGCACAAGAATGTGATTGTGACTTCATCACCTCAGGTCAAGGTGTGATTGACCCAAGAATTTTAGAGGAATACAAAAGTAACCAAATAGAAGAACCGATTGAGAAACGAGGAATAGATAGTAACTTATGGGTGTGGAGACAACCGAACTACAATAGAGATTATGTAGTGGCAGCTGATGTAGCTCGTGGTGATGGACAAGACTTTTCAGCATTTCATGTGATTGATGTAGAATCAATGGAACAAGTTGCAGAATACAAGGGAAAGATTTCTACCAAAGATTTTGGTAATTTATGTATGAATACTGCTATGGAGTACAACAACGCATTACTTGTTATTGAGAACTCAAGTATTGGTTGGGCAGCAATTCAACAAGTTATCGATAGACAATATGATAACTTATTTTATACAAGTAAAGATTTACATTATGTAGATGTGGCAAGACAAGTCACGAATAGATATAGAAACTCAGATAGACAGATGGTACCTGGTTTTAGTATGACAATGAAAACAAGACCATTGGTAATAGCAAAACTCGAAGAATACTTTAGGGAAAAATCTGTGGTCGTTCACTCATCAAGATTGTTAGATGAGTTGTATGTTTTTATATGGAATAGTTCAAGGGCTGAAGCAATGAGTGGATACAATGATGACCTTGCAATGGCACTTTCAATAGGATTATGGGTGAGAGATACTGCCCTTAGATTAAAGGCTGAAGGTATAGCCTTACAGAAAAATGTATTAGATACAATGTTAGATTATGAATCCGTCTACCTACCAAGTGATAATAATAATAATTCTTGGGAAATGAAAGTAGGTAGGGGAGAAACTGAAGATTTAACTTGGTTAATAAGTCAAAATAGAAGAGGATAAAATGGCCGAATCAAAATTAAGAGCAAGACTAAGAAGATTATTTTCTACCAATGTGATTGTCAGACATGCTGGTGGTAAAAAATTAAAGATTGCTGATACCAACAGAGTACAACAAATGACTAAAGATAGTCTTGTAGATAGATATGGTAGATTATATACTAATCTTGCAACTGGTGGTTATGGGAAATCACAGGCAATCAGTTTTCAATCACAGAGACTCGGTTTATTCAGAGACTATGAAGAGATGGATAACGATTCTATCGTATCAAGTGCACTCGACATTTATGCGGATGAGTCTACAATGAGGTCTGAATACGGAGAAATACTTAATATAAAATCTGAAAACGAAAACATATACGATATTTTACACAACCTGTATTATGACATTTTGAATATAGAGTTTAATCTATGGCCTTGGGTTCGTAATCTATGTAAATACGGAGATTTTTATTTATATTTAGATATAAAAGACAAGTATGGTATTACTAATGTCGTTCCTATGTCAGCATATGATGTTACTCGTGTAGAGGGTTTGAATCCCGAAAATCCTTACGAAACAAAATTTGTTATAGAAGATACGGATAAAAGACATAGTTATCAAAAAAGTGAAAAGGAGTTTGACTCGTATGAAATAGCACATTTTAGATTGCTAAGTGATTCTAACTTTTTACCTTATGGTAAGGGTATGATTGAAGGTGGAAGAAAGATTTGGAAACAACTTTCACTTATGGAAGACGCCATGTTGATACATAGAATC